TAAGTCCATTGACCTTCTTGATCACTAAGTTCATCAGGCTTAATATCCAAAGACAAAATAGGTATAGGTAATCTCACTCCTTTCTCTTGTGCATTGTAGGCTAAATTCCGAAGTGCTGAATTAGTTAACTCAATCATATATTCTGCTAATTCGACTCTATCAATTTTTTCACCAAATCCACCTCTTGTAGATAAAGGTATAAGTCTATTTTCTCTCATATTAAAAAAGTCATCATCTAAAATATCATTTAAATGATAAAATTCTTTTTTATTTATAATTTTCATAATTTACCTCATATATTAATTATTAATTTATTTATGGATCAGCTTTTCTAAATACCCTGACCCATGTAATTATTCTACTAAAATATTTTATTTTTGTCAAGAACTTTATTTTTTATATATAAATCAATAACTTACAAGTATTAGCATATTCTAATATAGATCAGGAATAAGAATTATACATTTTGTGTTCTTGAGTTTTTGAGGAATTGAGGGATCGCCAAAGATCAGCTTGGATATTGTAGATTCTAAGTAGCCACCTGAGTTCTTGTTCATCTCCTTTTAGAGCCGATATTTGAGCATTTATCTCTACAACCTTTGGATTGGTACTAGCAATAGCTTTTTTAGTCATTTCAGTACCTTTTTCGACCTCTAAGTAGGCTCTATAGATTAACTCCTTACGTTTTTCTTCCAGGAGATCCAAGTTCTTGGTAGTTTCTCCAAGTTTCTTGGCATTTTCCCTCATGTCGATAATTAATTTCTCTAAACTTTCTTCATTTAATTTTATTTTCATCTGATTCTCCAAATAATTATATACAATGGTAAAGAAATATGATAAAAAAGAATTTTTTCTTTGTATATATATTTATTAATATATATATTTCTTTGCCTTTGTTTTTGTTTTTAATTATATATTATTTATATACATATATATAGGCAAATTAATTATATAGGCAAATTAATAAAAATATATTTCTCTTTACATTATCAAAATATTCCTGTAATATCTTATACATAAAACATTTGGAGTGAAATATGGAAAAATTAAGTTATAAATCGGTATTTGAAACCTTATCTAAGATAGATGTTACAGGTAAAACAGAACAGATCAAAACAAAGAGTGGAAATTATACCTATCTTAAATGGCATTATGCTTGGCATATCTTCAATCATTATTATCCTGAAGTTCAAGTAAAATGGTTAGAGCCATTTACTTATGACAATGGAACAATGATATTAAGATGTCGTGTAGAGATCGGAGAACTGTACAAGGAGGGTTGGTTGCCTGTCTATGATAATAGTTACAATGCAATAGAAAATCCTAGAGCAGATGACATTCAAGACAACATGCAAAGATGTATGGTTAAAACAATGGCACTTTTTGGTCTAGGTTTACAGTTGTATCACAATGGGCAGACAAAACCTGAAGAATTAAACCTTGTTGGCGAGATTAACGATCCTGTCTTAAAAGACATATCTAAATCAAAAGATAAAGTTAATGAGATAACTAAACAGCTTAAAAATGGGGGTTTAAAAGATGGAAACACAAACGAAGTTGAATTCGCAAAAATCCTTTAACCTTAGAAGTAGTTTATTTAAAGACTATGCTTTTGGATTAAAATATAAATCTGCTGGTCAATTCTTTATGTCGCCTACACAAAGACAAAGAAGACTAGAGTATGATTTAGGAATATCAGTAGAGCCTGAGATGGATAGCTTTGCAATTCCTTATGTCGAATATGGAAATGAATTTGAAATGAGTGGTATTGCTAAACATATCTTAGTTAATAAGCAGATGATTAAAGACTATGGTGACAATCAGCAGAATTATGTAATTCAAGACTGGTTAAATCTAAAAGAAGATGTTGTGGTTGATATTTCTACAACTCCTGATGGCTTATCTTTAGATGAATCAACAGTAATCGAGGTCAAATGTTCTAAAATGGGCAAGGGATTATATCCTGAGTTCCCAAAACAGTATTTACCACAGATAGCTGGTCAAATGATGATTCTAAATATGCTAAATATACCTGTAAAAGAAGTACATTTAGTTAATTGGAATCCTACAGAAAGCAAAATATGGTGTTTTAAGAGAGATAAAGACTATGAAAACTACCTAATTAAGCATTTAGAGCAGTATTCTATGGTGTTACTGGGTAAAGCTGAACTAGAAAAGCCAGTTAAATATGAAAAAGAGTTGGATATACAATTAATCTATGGAGAAAAATAAATGGATAAAATGCTAGAAATTTTGGAATCAGTTCGTAAAAGAGATGACATTCCAGAAAGTAAAAAGATAGACATTATCAAGAAATTAGTTCGTGATGATTTAGGTAAATTATTAAACACAATGAAGGAGAGAAAATAATGGCAGATAAAGAGTTTGCTAAAGGTTTATACATAAACCCAACAGCATTAACAAAAGACTTAACCACAAGTAAAACACAATTTGTTTTTTTTACTATCGGTATTAAAAAAAATGACTTGATTGATTACTTGCAAAACAAACCTACAAACAAGCAAGGATATATTAACCTCGATGTAAAGAGATCGGCAGATGGATCTAAGTTTTATGCAGAAGTTAATAGCTATCAAGCAGAAGATAAGCCGATAGAATCTAATCGTTCTACAAACAAAGGGAGATCCATAGGCGAGGACACATCTGTGTTTGGTCAAAAGCCAACTAGAGATGATGATGAAATACCATTTTAGAGGAGTAATCAATGGGATACAATAAAGGATATTATGAACAAAACAAAAAAAGGATCGCTGATTATAACAAAGCGAGGAGGGAAAATAATCCTCAGATCATTGCCAAAGAGAAAGAATCTTATCAATCCAAGACAGAAGATTACAAGTTAAGGAGTAAGATTCAGCATTTAAGGGGCAGAATGGCGTGGGATATGCTCTCAAAGAAGAAACAACAAGATATTTTAGCTGATATTTCTGAAAAATTAGGAATAGAGGTAAAATAATGTTTGACAAAGATATATTTTTATATAAATATTAGACATGGGATAGATAGGTAATAGCATACAAATTAATTGTACTGGTCAGTATGCAGACACTTTACAAACCTATCTATCCTTTAAATTAACAAGGAGATATAAATGAAAGATAAAGAGTTTATAAAAGAAGTTTTCGAGATTGCATTTGGTGATCGTGCAGTATGTGTACCTAAAGAAACAGGATTGCCTAGAGAATTTACCAAAGAAGAAGTATTGGAAAGACTAATGGAGTTTAGCGATAATGCTTTGAAGTGGGAGAATACAGGAGAAAATCAATGATAGTAAGAGTATATAAAGATATTGAAGTAAAAGATGATGATGACTATATAGAAAATGCTATTGAGGTGGCAACAGATTGTTTGAGTGATTTTGAAGTAGAAATATTAGAGGAGGAAGATGATGAGTAGTATAACAGGAGAGTGGTGTTGTACTGAGTGTGGCTCACACAATGCTCACCAAGAAGACTTTAATGATGATGAAGTAGGACACATTATGGGTTGCGAAGACTGTGGCTACTATGATGTGTATAGAGAAGACGCAGAAACAGGAGAAATAATCGAGGAATATCAAGGTTACGACCACTACTATGCACAAGATGATAAAGATAATAAGGAGCAAAGCAATGAGTAGAGATATAACAGAACAGATAGATGATATATGTGAGACACAATATGGTCATACTAATTGGGTATTTGCAGACACATTGACAGAAGAAGAACTTAAAGAAGTCAAAGATAAAAAGTTAGGAGATAAAATGCCTAGCATAATATTTTATCATGATGATGTTAAAGATATGTATAGGTTTGTGGTGTATAAAAATTGTGAGAAAAGTTGGAAAATAGATGAGATATTTGAAGATGAAGATGAGGCAATACGATATGTTGATGAGTACAAGGAAGAATTTAAACTTGATGATACTAGTATTAAATATGTACATGAAGAATGTACAGAAGAAGAACTTAAAAAATATGAGGAGGAAGATGATGTCTAAAGGATCGCGCCAAAGACCAATGAATAAGCAAAAGTTTAACTCTAGCTTTGATAATATATTCAATAAAGCTATACCTGAATTAAATGTAGAATGGCAATGTTATTGTAATAAGATCAATGAAATTAGGGAATCTTATTGTTTAGACTCAAAAGTATTCACAGAAAATGACCAAGAGAGATTCGCCAAAGCTCACAAAAAAAAGTACAATATTTAATTTTCCTCATAGGATCACAGGGAAGTGATCCATTCAATCTCAGTCAGTCAGTCAATTCAATCTAAGCTGTAACTAAAACTAGCCAATTAAATCTAATAATCTTTAGACAAAGCAAAAAAATCAAATGTCTAGCATAATTCAATCTAATAATCTTTAGAATTAATACCAGGCTATTTAATTCAGTATCTGTTATTTATAGCCAATTTGATAGGATATATAAGTTTTTTAGCTCGTAACAGCTCGATTTTAAGCTTTTTATTATATCTAGCTAGTGAACTATCATTAATATTTTAGGCATTAAAAAAGAGCCTATAATAATTAAACTATAGACTCTTTATATATGGTTATTTGATGTTTAAAACTTTAATAATACAAAGTCTAAGTCTTAATAATTGATATGATATATAAGTATCTTCTTCTTCTTTTAATAAGTGATATTTATCATCAATTATAAAATTATTTATTTCTTGTTTTTTCATGTTTATTTACTCCTATTTATTAAATTAAGTTATTATTTGCATATTCTGATAGTTTTTCACTAATCACTAA